ATACCTACAACGGGAACAACGTCACCACGACCAATACAACCGTCGTCAACAACTACAACCCGACAACGAACATCACGACCACGGAGACCACCACAGAGACCCCGCCCAAAGAGGACGAGGAACCGGACTACGAGGCGACCGATACACCGCTGCCGGAGCAGCCCAAGCTCTATACGCCAAAGTATCCGGGTGGCCTCGCCAAGGTCTGGGCAGACCGCAAGTCGGACTTTATGTCCTCGCCGCTGCTGCAGCTCACCTCCGCGTTGACGCCCAACATCCCGGCGGCCGGCTGTCCGCAGTTCAGTGTCAATCTGGACCTGGCTGTGGTCAATTTCGGCTCCTACAACGTCGGGCCGCCGTGCTACGTCTGGGACTTCTGCAAGGTGGTGATTCTTGTAAGCGCGCTGTTCTTGGCCCGTGCGCTGATCTTCGGAGGCTGACATGGGTGAACTCTTCACGATGTTGTTTCAGAAGATCGCGGCGCTGCTCAAGTGGTTCGCTGATCTCTTTGTCGCCTGCTTTGTGGCGCTCTGGGACCTGCTCAAGGATCTCTTTTGCTGGCTGCTTGATGAGGGCCTGAAAGTGGCCGTCAGCGCCATCAACGCGCTGGACGTGTCCGGCATCACCACCAACTTGGGGGCGTTTGGGCAGATTCCGGCGACCGTGCTGCAGGTCATGGGCGCCCTGGGCGTGGGCCAGGCCCTGGGCATCATCAGCGTGGCGCTGGTGATCCGCTTCCTGCTGCAGCTGATCCCGTTTGTGAGGCTGGGATCATGATCAACGGCCTGGAAGGCATCCCGGGCTCGGGCAAGAGCTACGAGGCGGCTGTGTACCACGTGCTGCCAGCGTTGCAGGCCGGCCGCCTGGTGATCACGAACTTGCCGCTGGTCGTGGAGATGTTCGCGGCCATTAACCCTGACTACCGCAAGCTGCTCGAGCTACGCCGCAGGACCCAGCCCATACGAGGCACCTGGGACGCGAACAGGGTGGACGACCAGGGCAACGGTAGCGCGTTCGAACTGTTTGAAGATGGCCGGACGGAAAAGCCCGACGTAAAAGTCCCGCTCTTCGGCCATGTGTGGGACTACTGGTCCGAGTGGAAGCACCCCAAGACGGGGCAGGGGCCTTTGTTCATCATCGACGAATGCCATGTCGGCATGCCCAAGCTGGGCACCGACAGCCAGGTCATCGAATGGTACAAGCTGCACCGGCATTTCAATGCCGACGTGCTGCTCGGTACGCAGAACTTCCGCGACATGAACCCGTCCATCGCCGGGCTGCTGGCGATCCTCATCAAGGTCCGCAAGGCGGACATCCTGGGGCGCTCGGGGAGCTATATCCGCAAGGTGCACGCCGGCTACCGTGGTGCCGTTATCGCGACCGAGGAGAGGGAATATCAATCACAGTACTTCAGCCTCTACAAGAGCCACACCCAGGGAAACAGTGTTGTCGAGGCGGCTGCCCAGGACGTTGCGCCGTTCATCGTCAAATTCAAGCGCTACACGCGCCTGGTGCTGTTCTTGGCCTTGGTCGGCATGGTTTACGTTGGCTGGAGGGGCTACCAAGCGTACAGGGCTCCAAAGGTCCAGACGGTCAAGACCATCTCCATGGGGCCGCCGCCTGGCTATGTTCCGCCTAGGGCCTTACCGATAGCCAAACCTGCTCCAGTAGCAACAGCCGCGGCTGCTTTGGCCCAGCCGGAGGCCTTTGATGACATCGCGGAGCCTTACCAGGGCAAGGGCTTGCACCTGAATGGATTTTTGACCATGAAGGGCTATGACGGAGTGATGCGGACGGTCTATCTCATCAGCGTGTCGCAGAACGGGATTGTGGTGAGCCGGGTTACGGATGCGGAACTGGCGAGGGCGGGGTACCGCTACAAGCCGTTAAGTGACTGTGCTGGTGTTGTGCAATGGCGTAATAAAAATCGCTCCATTACGTGTGATACGCCCCAAACGGGCATCGCGACGAGTGCTAGCGGTGAGACAAGGGGGTGATTTCGCATGCGAAATATGCCTGCTCTCCTAGAGGAGAGTGAATCCCACATGACTCCCCTCTGAGTAAATTGAGGGTTGCTTCAAGGGTTATTTTGGTTGTTTTCTAGCTTTTGCTACCAATATACTGTATATTAATACAGTGTTTTGTACGGTCTACCGAATGCGCCAAAAGGGCGAAAAGCTTCCGCCGGAAAAAATCCGGGCGACGGGGCAAGTAGTGCGGCTGAGTTACAAGCCTCATCCGTTGGGGCAGCCCACCCAGTGGGCAAAAATTTTTGACGTAGTAACGGGTGAGGAGAAGGGCTTCCTTGAGGGGGCCAATATCAAGCTAATCGCCGAAGGGATCAAAGTCGCCGGGTGGGATGGTGGCGAGAAAGTCCAAATCTGGTGGTGTGTCCCGCTTACCCCTGAGCAGAATGCTGAACTGAAGGCCACGCTAGCTAAGATTCGGCCGTAGCGGTGCGAAGCATTCCCTCCGAATAGGGGAGAAGGGCTTCATAACCCTATCGATGCTCAAAAATTCAGCAAATCGAAAGTTGCCAGATTTCCTCCAAATTTGCTTGTTTTTGAGCAAATTTCCCTTATTTATTCACAAGAAATACAGAGTTATCCACAATATCCACAGTTTTTGTTAGATACACTCCCTTTGAAAACCGGCACTCCTGCCGCAAATTCTGCCAGCCCCCCGAATGTTTAATGAGTTGAAAGCCGCTCAAATTGCTGCTTGGTTTCTAAACCAAGGTGGCGGAGTCATGCCTCATTTAAAACTGATGAAACTGATGTATCTTGCCGATCGGGAGGCTATGCGGGAATACGGTTTTCCAATGACAGGGGATCATTTTGTCTCCATGCCGCACGGCCCCGTACTGTCGAATACGCTGAGCCACATAAATGATGAAGCAAAGTCGTCACCTGATGGCGGATGGGATACTTGGATAAGCGACAAGGAAAATTATCAAGTTGCTTTAGTCCGCGAGGCAAATGAGGAAACTTTGGATTACCTCAGTAGGGCTGACCTCAAAGTGTTGGAAGGTATCTGGGCCAAATTTGGAAAAATGACCAAGTACCAGATACGGGACTACACCCACGACGCTAAGAACTGCCCTGAGTGGAAAGACCCTAAAGGGTCGAGTTGCCCAATCCACTACACCACCGTTTTTGAAGCGCTCGGTTTTAGTCGCGATTTAGCTGTGAGCATGGCTGCAGAAATTCAAGCTCAAGATACCTTGTCAAAGGCTTTGAATAGTTCGACGGCAGCATGACCGTTTGGAAGGCTGTCCGGAGGGCAACTCTTCTAATACCTTCTGGGCCACCACATGACCCAGCGCGTAAGCACCTTTATATTGTCCTGAATGATCCCTTCCCCGATGCGGCTGGGAAGGAAATGGTGCTGGTTGTTTGCGTAGTAAGCATACCTGCTAGCAACAAGTACGATCCCAGTTGTACTCTGTTCCCGGCGGAACATCCCTTTGTGGTTCACCATAGCTACATTGCTTATAACTACGCAACTATGGTCGATCCATTGGATTTGGAGGCAAAAGTTCAAAAAGGGGAGTTTGTCGCAAAACCTCTCCTTGATGAAAAAGTCTATGCGTATGTGATCGAGGGCCTGCGCGATTCACCGCATTTGGCTCCGCGATTTTTGCGCTACTTCGAGCGGACCCTGCCGCAGGCGCCCGAATAAAAAACATTGCTTGTTTGCGTGTGAAATCGAAAAGACCTTCCACGTAACCCAGCTGATCCTCCTCCTTCGGTCTAATCATTTTTCGGGCCACTTTGGCTTAGCAGTGCATGGTCCGGCTGTAGATTAGGCGGCCGCGTCCGAATCGTGGCCGCGTAGTCTTTCGCACCCCGTAAGAAAATACTGATTCGGACCATATGAATTCAATTCGACTTCGTGTTCGCGGTGCACGCTGCGCATTAAACCAACAGCGATGAGCACACTGATTGCCTTACGAATGTCTTTTTCGGGAATACCAATTCTGGCGTGGATCGTCTCGTAGGAGGCTACAGAGTACGGGAGCTCGTTTCGTCGGCGGGCCGCCAGGTACAAGTACAACTTCATTGCATGCAACTCGTGCTTTGAGCGCAGTGTGAAGTTGTCAAACGGCATGATTTTTTGTTCGCGGACGATAGCTTGGCAGGGAAGCTTGAACCAACCGCCGGTGGCACCCTTCCACACAACGAGGTAGCGTCGTTTTTGATGTGACCCTATGGGGCTGATCAAATCCAGCTGGATTAATCTGGCCAGGCCATTAGCAACTAATTTGCGTGATAGCCCAGTACTCACCTGTAAGTCGTTATAGCTGGCCGCGGAGAACTGCTGAGGCAGCGGACCTGCATCCATCTCAGAAGAAAAAATCAACGCGACGTAAATCATCAGCGCTGCGGTTTCGCTGGCAGCGCTTCGCTCTTGATTCGGTCGCCAGAGCATTTCTGGAAGTGCCTCCAGAACTGCCTGCGAGGGGACCTTAAACCAGTGCCTCGACCGGATCACTTGCCACGCCCTTTCCAGAATACAGCGTAGATCGTCAGTGCTGCTAACAGCAGTGCGAGTACTGGTATTAATGCAAACAGCAACTGAATAACGAGTGGTGTGTTTTCAGTGATCCACCAGAACACTGCGGCAACAGTTTCTTCTTTCTTCATAACAAGCCTCCTAAGTTGTGCAAGGCTCTGTTTTAAAAGAAGGAGGTGAATCTCTCTAGAGATCGGTGCCGAAGTTTTCGAGTTTTTTCTCGCAAAAACATATATAAATCAATAAGTTAATCGAGAAAAATTCAGTTTCTATCATTAAAAGCTTGGTTCACCAATCGCCCCGATATGGGGCGGCTCAGTGAATTTCCTGCGCTCTTGGTTCACGAAGAAGCAAGCGAAGTAATTATGGGGCTCATTTTCCGTTGCGTTTGAAGCGGCCCTTTCGGCCGTTTCTTCTGCAAATCAGTGGTTGGGCTCTTCCCGGCTGGCCTTCTCATCCTCCCCTCCCCTAGCCCTTTCCCTGGCATCCGCCAGGCACTGATCGTGCAGGCGCCGGACCTCCCGCTGCGCCAACTCCTCCCGCTTGACCCTCCGGTAGTCCTCCCACAAAAGCCTGAAGACAATCAGGGCGATGAGGATGAACCCGATCCCCAGGAAGATATCGAGGGCCTCCATGGTCAAGCCTCGCCATGCATCAATGCATGCACCTCGCCGGCCAGGTCAGCCAGCGTCAGCTTAAGGCCCGAGCAGCCCAAGATAAACGCCGCCGTCTTCCAGTCGTCCGCGTCGAAGTTCTCCGCGATCAGCTTGTGCAGGCCCCGCAGCTTGACTGTATCCGTGGCCTTGGCCAGTACCTTGCCGGTCGCATGCTCCTGCTTATAGTGCCCCGAAATCTCCGTCTGCTGCGCCCTGGTCAGGCCTTGGATCAGCTCGGGAATCGGTGCATGGCCTTCCTCGGTCAGCAGGTCGTTGAGTTCGCGCTCCGCATCCCACGCATCCCACTTCGGCGGCTCGGGCTCCTTTGCCTCGCCAGCTAGGTCAAGGCTCCCTTGCTTTGCGGCCTTCTTGTCCGCCTTCTTCTGTGCTATCTCGGCCGCCAGCTCCTCTTTGAGGGTTGCGAGCAGCGCTCGCGCTTCCTCCCGGCC